ATATGAATGTATTATCTGTTACTGATATAATTAATCAATATACTCCTGTATTTAATGCAGAGTATTGGTCTAAAATAAAAGCTTTAGAAGAATTAATACCTAAAGAAATATGGAAAGATGAGAAAGTAAGAATAATGAGAAATATTATTCCTCCAGATATATTTAAAAGAAATAATATAGATATGGAAGAATTTGATATTATTCAAAAAAGAATATTAAATTCATGGGTATTAAAGCAAGAAACTTCTAAAAAGAGAGGAATAGATAATCATAAAGAGTTAGAAAAACAATTTAAAATAACTCCTTCAATTAAAGAAGAGTTAGGAAATTCATTAGTAACTACAGACACTACAGAATATAAAGAATTTATATCAGGATTATATCCTGAATTTAAAATAAACTTTGAATATTCTGATAAACTAAAAATAATAGGAAGAGCTGATTTAGTTGCTATTAATAGTGAAGATAAACTCTTTTCTATTATAGATCATAAATGGTCTAAAAAGCTAACTCATAAAGGTCATTTTATTCAAGATGTAAAGACTACTGAAAAAATGTTATATCCATTAAATGGTTTAGAGAATTGTAATTTTAATCATTATGCCTTACAATTATCTTTGTATGCTTATATGTTAGAGAATTTACATTTATCTTATTCTATTCATAAATTATTAATTAATCATTTTGATGAAAAGAATAATAATACAGTAGTACAAGTTCCTTATTTAAAGAAAGAAGTAGAATTACTTTTAAAATCTATAAATAATGGAATATTAAAACAAGAAAGAAAACAGAGAAGATTACCAATAGAATATTAAAATAAAAATAGGTAGAGTTGATTATTAGTATAACCTTTACAAAATAAAGTATGAGTTTAGAAATTGGTAAGATTATATAGGGGCACGCTAACGAGCTTTTAGGAAGAAATTCTGATATATCGGAATTAAGAATGAAGGTATGTTAGAGATGCCCCATTTTTTATAATAATATGGGAGGTATTTGTAACCCCCATTTATATATTCATCCAGATACTGAAGATGTGAGCGTATATGAAAAACCAGGATATGTAAAAGGTTGTGGATGCCGTCTTCAAGCAAAGACTAGATTAATTGATGCAAAATGTATAATAAATAAATGGTAATGAAAGACGAAAAGAATAAAATCCTAAAAAATATTACAGGTATTGAAAAGAGTGTTGCTTCTGTAGAATTTAAAAATAAAGAAATTAGTGACTATAATGAAGCAGTAAATGAATATGCAGAAAAGTTTCAAAAAGAAGTTGCTGTAAACGAAATGTTGAAAAAACAAGTAGTTACAGAAGATTTGGAAATTATGCCTATTGTTAATAACCTATTGATTAAACCTTATGAGCAAAATCCTTTCCAACAAATTACTGTATCTGAATCAGGGTTGATTACTGATTTAGGAGGTACGTCTCCTACGTACAAGAGTAATGAGACTGGTAGAATGGAACAAGAAGAAAGTTTCATTAAGGTTGCTCAGGTATTGGAAGTAGGTCCTGAAACAAAGTATGTAAAAGAAGGTGATGTTATTATGTATACTAAACCTTCAGGAGTGCCTGTACCATTTTTCAGACAGGGTTTTGAAATGGTTAATGAATCACGTGTTATGGTTATTATAAATGAAAAATTAAAAGAAAGAATTTATGGAAGAAAAGATGTACTTTAATCCTGGAGATTTAGTAAGACTGAAACATGATATTCCTAATAGTCCTAAAATGCTAGTAGTTGGTAAAGAGAATTTTTTATTTAAACAAAAGGATACTGGTAATATAAACTTGAGAGGAATTAAATGTAGATGGTTTACTAATACAGGAGAACTCTAGGAAGCTATTTTTAATACTAAAGATTTAATACTTAGTAAATGATTGTTAAGTTTAATTTTGGAGGATCTACTCCTACACTTTAGCAAAATCCTACTCCCCCTACCGATGATCAAGTATTACAAATAAATAGAGGTTATACTTCTAACTTTGCAGATGATGATGATTGGTAGACGGAATTAGCTAAATCTAAAAGTAATAAAGAATTACTAACAGATGATGCTCGTATATTAGATGCAGGTAATCGAATTTTCTCTACTAGAGGATTTAATTTCCAATAGGGATTTGATAATAAATTTCAAAGAGATTATGTAGCTGCAAGATTAAGAAAACGATTTGGCTTAAATGATAAAAAAGTTAAGTTAATTATGCAAGACCCTCAATTCATTCAAGGATTTTTGAAAGATAATTCTGATTAGATGAATTGGCAAGAATAGAATCGTGATAATCAATCTTATTATGGTACTATGGGTTCTTCTTATTACAATTATGCAGCTAAACAAAAAGCTGAATTAGAAGCTAAAAGACAAGCGGAAGAAGCTCAAGCATTAGCTCAAAAAACAGCAGAAGATAAAAAACAATATTTGAATGAACGTCAAGGTGTTTATAATAAAGCTTCTGATTTATATAGACATGATCAACCATTAAGTACTCGTTGGTAGAACTTAAATAAACAATGGGCTAACACTAATTACTTTGATGATTATAATAATGATGGAGTAATTGATGTTAATGAAATCAAAGCTTTTCAATCTTCAGTAGGTTTAATTCCTGATGGTAAGATCGGAGAAAAGACTATTGCAGCTTTAAGAGATCGTTATTTAACATGGGCTCAACAAACACATGAAGATAGAGTAGGTAAAGGTCTTATTCAATCTCAAAGTGCTGATCCTATTGATTGGGGTCAAACTCAAAATTATCAAAAATTACTACAATATAATCCTCCTACATTTCATTCAGGTAGAAGAACTCGTAGAAAATAATAATTAATAATTATGGACGAACAAACTCAAAAAGAATTTATACAATTCTTAATGCAACAAACGGGAGCTAAGAATGAGCAAGAATTACAACAAGTAATCCAAAAGCTTGGTAAAGAAGGAATGCAAAAAGCATTCCAAGCTTTTCAACAAGCTAAACAACAAGAAGCCCAAGCTATTAGAGCTCGTTTAGGTGCTAAATTACAGTATATCCATTCATTAAATGGTAACTGCCCTGATGGTTATTCCCTTCAAATGTTTAAAGCTGGTGGTAGAATTTGTAAGAAATGTATTAAAAATTCTAAACCAGTTTCAAAAGCAAATGGTGGTTCAGTAATGGATAGTATAAAAAACGAAATTAAACAAAGAGGATAATTTTATGCAACAGATATTTCAATATGATAATAAAAGGAATGCCGTTGAATTAAATATGCCTGAAATTCTATTAATTACAGAATTTAAGGAATTGCTTGATGAAAAAAGAAATATCTCTAAAGAAGACAAAAAAGGGACATTAAAATTAAGAGCTTTTAAAGAGTTTACTTATATATGGTTAGCATTAGATTGGAAATCTATATATGCTGATTATGATGAAAGAGAAAGACATGATTTAGCATTAAAAGATTCTGGTCTTACTCAAGATGAATTTGATGATCCTTTATTCAGAGCAGCTTGTCGTAAGTATAGGTCTATACAAAACCATACGAAAAGTATTCAAATACTTAATGCTGCTCGTGGTACTGTTGATAAGTTTATAGATTACTTTAATAATTTAGACCCTGAAGAAAGAGATCCTTTAACAGGAAAACCTATTTTCAAGGTAAAGGATATTATGGTAGAAATATCTCAATTATCTAAGGTGTTAGATGAATTAAAGTCTTTAGAAAATCAAGTTAAAAAAGATATTGAAGAAGTATCTTCTATTCGAGGGGGTGCTGTTGACGGCTTCCTACCTAATTTTTAATTTATGTCTTTAAATTATTCTTCTGAAGAAGTAGTAAAAGCAATTAAAGAAATATAGAAAAGAGAAGAGGAAGATTTAAAAAATGAAATAGAAAGAAAGAGAAAAGAAAGAAAAGGTTTTGATTGGGATATACCAATTGATTGCCCTATTTCTTGTTTTGATGATCGTTTATCTTTTGAATTAACGGGATATAAACCAATTAATTCTGAAAGAGGATTAGACTTTGAACCTGAATGGTTTACTGACGCAAGGGAAGTTTTTTTAAGAACAGGTCATTATACTTCTTATAGACCAAATACTAAAGCCTTTGCAGATTTCTGGACGCAGGAATATATACGATGCAGAGACGGTATGGAATCCCATGGTTATACTATTACAGGTGATCATTATTTCTTTCTAAATTATTATCAATTATTAGATCTTACTTCAGCTAAAAAAGCGGGTACTAGTCGTATGTACGATTTTCCCAGATTCTTTGTTTGTTAGTATGAATGGTTTCATTATTTAGAGCTATGTAAAAGATTATTAAAGAATGCAGCTCTTATGAAATCTCGTGGTGTTGGGTTTAGTGAAGCTTCTGCTGCTATTTCTGCTAACATTTATAATTCTCAAGAAAAATCAGTTACAGTTATTGCTGCTACTCAAGACGTATATGTATCTAAAACCTTAGATAAGGTTTGGAAAGCACTTGATTTTTTAAATGATAAAACTGATACTGGATTTTTAAAATTACGTCAAGTAAAAGATACAGAATATCTTAAAAAGTCCAACCATTATAAAATGGTTAATGGATAGAAAGTAGAAGAAGGTTGGGGATCTCAAATACAAGGTATAGTTGCTGATAAGCCTAATAAGATTCGTGGTGATCGTACTGACCTTTTAATATACGAAGAAGGAGGTTCATGGCCTAAAAGTAAAACAGCATTTATACAAGGAGATGCTCTGGTAGGTATTCAAGGTTCTAAGTTCGGTATAAAGATAATTGGCGGTAAATAATGTGCCGCATACAATCGGGTAAAAACGGTGAAGGCTGAAATGCTAATACCGTGCTAAATCATATTAATGACAGTGTAACGCATAGAAGTTGAAATAATACTTCCACGAGTATCCGACATTTATTAAAAAATAAATGAAAATATATGCTAGACTTATACAAATACAAGTATAAGAATATTAATAAAAAATAATAATTATAATATAATTGACTGGTGGTGATTCAGGACCTTCTTTAGAAGGTTTAAGAGATATATATTATCATCCTAATGTTTATGATGTTCTTCCATATAGACATTGTTACACTCCAACAGGAGAAGAAACTCAAACTGCTTTTTTTATACCCGCATTTAAATTAGTAAATAAACCAGGATATATTGATCATAGAGGTTATACTGATCCTGAAAAGGGGAAGGAATTTTATAATGCTCAAAGAGATTTGAAAGCCGAAGATCCACAAGCATTAATTACTTATTCTGCTGAATATTGTTTTACTGCTGAAGAAGCTTTTTCTTTGGAAGGTGATAATAAGTTTAATAAAGTTCTTATAGCAGAACAATTAGCTAGTATAAGATTAAAAAGAAATATTCCTGTAATTGATCATGGACATTTAGAATATACCTTTAAAGAAGGCGGACATACTTATAATAATATTACAGGTTTTAAATGGTTACCAAGTATTCATGGTAAAGTTCATATATTAGAACATCCTATATGGACAAAATCTGATAAAAACTCTCCTTCTTCTTAGCCTATAAAAGATCTATACGTAGCAGGTATAGACTCTATTGATATTGGTTCTAAAGATACTTCATCTTTCACTAAAGACCCTTCTCAATTTTGTATAGTGATTTACAAAAGGGTTTATGGACTATCAGAACCTTAGATAGTTGCTTATTATAAAGACAGGCCTGATGATGTTAGAGAGGCCTATAAAATAGCTTTAAGACTTTGTGAGTATTATAATGCTATGGTTAATGTTGAAGCAACTAGAATGTCTATTATATCTTGGGCTAGAGACCATAATTATTTAAAATGGTTTATGAAAAGACCTAGAGCTACATTCCCAGATCCTACAAAGGTTAGAAGAAATACATATGGTACTCCAGCTACTCCTGCTATCATTAATCACCAAACTGACTTAATATCAGATTTTGTAAATGACTATTGTCATACTATTTGGTTTGAGGATGTGCTTGATGAACTAAACAGATATACAGACGATAATAAAACTAAATTTGATATTATAGCCGCATTAGGCATGGCACTATTAGCTGACGAGGAATTAAATGGTGTAGTACCTCGAGCAGCAGTAGTAGAAAATAATACATTTAAAGATATAGGTTATTATCGTGATGAAAATGGAATAAAACGATATGGTATTATTCCAAATAACAATAATAAAAAAGCATATTATGACCCCTACCATAACTCAGACAATGATTTAGGAATTAGAAGCAGTGATCCGAGAAAGCTTTATGGCTATTTATAATAAAAAGTATGTAGGATAGATTAAAATAGAGCCCATAGAGCCCGAAGGATTTTCAGTATATTTATTTGTTCATGGTTCTCATAGTCCTATTGTAATATCTGCACAATTACCTCTTCAAAAATTTAAGAAATTTATAATAGATGAAATAAGGTTAAGGCAATTACATAAAAATGATTTCTTATCCTTAAATAGAAAACATATAACTAATCAATGCAATGACTAAAGAAGATCGTCTTATTATTCTTACAAACAGAGCTATTAATGAATTAGTTATTGACAAGAATAATCTTCAAAAAGCATATAACTATTATAATGGTATTTTAGATGCTGATTAGTTTAAATACTTAGAAGAGAATTTTGGTATAGGTTCACCTACTACTGTAGAATTTATTCCCTTAATTAAAAAGCACGTAGACTGCATTATTGGTGAATATTTAGGAACCCCTATACTGCCTAAAATTACTTGTAAAGATTCTGATACTATTTCTCATATTCACAGAGAACGTCAATTAAAAATTGCTCAGGATTTGAAAGAATATCTTTAGGCCCATTTAAAAAATAATTTATTAAAAGCTATAGTGGGTAAAGATATAAATGACAAAACAATTGAAGACGATTTAAATAAATTAGTAGAGGAATCTAATGAAGGATTTGTTTCTCAATATGAAATTACTGCATAGAATGTTATTGAATATATAAAACAAAGTAGGTCTACAGACTTACACACTAAACTAAGAACCATGTTACTAGATTTGTTAGTAACAGGTTACTGTTTTTATAAAGTAAAACCGTCTACTGCAGGTCAGAATATTGTAATAGAAGTATTAAATCCTTTAAACACATTCATTGATAAAAATCCTGATTCTATTTACATTAAAGATTCTTACAGAACTGTAGTTAGATATTGGATGACCAAAAGTCAAATTCTCCATAAATATGGAAGACAATTAAAAAAAGAAGATTTAAAAATAATAGAAGATGAATGGAAAGATGTGGATGACCACAGTTTTTCTTATATTACCAGTACTAGATTACCTAATATTAATTTTATAGAAGGTAATAAAATAGTAGGAAAGCCTAAATCAGAAACTTACAGATATAATCTTATACCTGTATATGAAGTAGAATGGTTAGAAACAGACGAAGATTTTGTTGTAAACAGATATTCAACTATTAGAATTGGTTAGGATATTTTTATTTTAAATGGGTTAGATGAAAATGTAATTCGTTCTAAAGATAATCCTGAATATTGTAGTTTAACAGTTAATGGGGTTTACTTTGATAATAGAAACGATGAACCTTATTCTTTAGTATTAGCATGTGCATCTTTACAAGATAAGTATAATGCGTTACACTTTTATAGAGATAATTTAATTTCTAGTAGTGGTACTGTTGGTGATTGGGTTGATTTATCATTAATTCCTAATAGTCTAGGTTCTGATTTAGCTGAGCGACTTCAAAAATGGCAAGCATATAAAAAAGGAGGATTAGGTATCTTAGACTCTTCTATGGAAGGTAGAAATATGGTAGGGCAAGCTCCTATAAATACTATCTTTAATGGTTATGATGATACCGTAAAAGCCCAAGCGATTCAAGCTATACAATTAGCTATTGATGCTGTGGAACAAACATGTTCTTCTATTACAGGTGTGTTTAGAGAGCGTCTTAATGGTATAGAAGCACGTGATGCAGTTACTAATATTAAAGTAGGTTAGAATAACTCATTTACTATTACTAAACCTATTTATTATTAGATGGATTTAATAACTAATGAATTATTATTAGACTCTTTAAATCTAGCTAAAAAAGTATTTAAGAACGGTATTACAGGCACTATTATTTTAGGAGACAAACAATAGCGGACATTTACAGCATTGCCTGAATATTTTACATTAACTGATTATGATATTCATATTGCTACTAGTACAGATGTTATTAAGGATCTTGAACAAATAAAACAAGTAGTGCCTCAATTCATATAGGGTGGTTTAGTAGAACCCGATCTTATCATAGAAGTAATGTCTTGTAAGAGTCTTACAGAAGCAAAATCCAAAGTAAAAGCTGCTATGTCTAAGAAGAAAGCTGAAAATAATATGATAGCTTAGTTGCAACAATAGAATCAACAATTGCAACAACAAATGGAACAAGCCACTCAGCAACTTCAACAAGCTCAAGCAAAAGTAGAACAACTTAATGAAGAAGCAATTAAGTTAGAACAACAAAAACTTCAAGAAAACATTAAGGTTAAAATGTTTGAGGCTTAGACTGATCGAGAGTACAAACAACAAAAAATCATAGAAGATAGAAAACGCACCGAATTAGAACAACGATAGTTGTATGATGGTAATCCTTATAACGATCAAATTAAAAATATATGATATTACAATTTAAAACAGAAGTATCTGATGGTCGCGTATATTTAAAAACCACAAGACTAGAATATAAAACAGTTCCTTCTAAAGTAGTAAGTTATACTAATAGTGAAAGTACAATAATAAATGTACTTACTAGTATAGATCATAATAATGAAGAAACTGTAATAGAGTGGAAACAAGATGAGTCTCCTGAAGTTTTTTTTGATCTAAAGGGTGATGGTATTTATAAAGTATATAAAATCATAATCCCTAATGAAACTTGGGATGCAACTACAAGCATTTCAAAAAATAATTATATTTTTAAAGATGGTTATTTTTATCATAATAATGAAAAGGCTGATATAAAAGAAGTACTACTAGTAAATAATACAAATTTATATAAAAAAGATTATTAGTTCTTTTCTATGTGCAATTTACAGAAGTGTTATCTAAGACACTGTGAAGCCATCTTTAGAGATATGTTTAATTTTGAATGTGAAAAAAGAAAAAAAGTAGATACATTTAACAGAGATCTTCTTTAGATGTGTATACATATGATGTGTCTATATGTAAAAAGAGGGTAGTTTGTTAAAGCATTATTAGTACTTCATAGAATATATAAATGTAATGGAATATGTCAAGAAGAATCTTCACTATGTTGCGGAAGAAGTAAACCCAAATGTGGCTGTAGTGGAAGATGAATTAATTGAATTATTTGAGAAATACATGAAGGATATTACTATGGGTAAAACAGCGGATTATCAAAAAATTAAAAATATGATGATCTATTTAGATAATTAGTGCAGTTTCGATTATGCAATAAATAATTTTTTAAGCGATGGACTGTTCAATACCCTCTAATCCTTGTTTTGGATCTAATCTTCGAGAGTATTTAACTCTTTCAGATCTAATCAATGGAGAGTTCTCAGATAATGAGAAAAGAAAAATACAGCAATGGCTTACATTATCTAATGATTCAGCTGTTGTAAACACAGATGATATTAAACAGCTTACTGAGCTAGCTTAGATTTTACAAAGAGTTCTTGATAATACAACTACACAACCACAAGTAGATTGTTCTGCTGTTCAAGCTCAGTTAGTAATTGCTCAAAAGCAATTACAAGAAGCACAAGCTATGATTCGTATATTACAAGGACGTATTAAAGACTTAGAAAAAAATCCTGATATGTCAAACTGCGCAGACTGTTTACGAGAAAAAGCTATTCTGGAAGCAGAAGTTTAGACTTTACGTTCTCGTGTAACATCATTACAAAATCAAATAGCAGCTCATGAAGAAACTATTTCTTCATTAAGAGAATAGATTTTTAATCAAGGAGACAATAATGCTTTATAGAGACAATTAATTGATTTACAAAATTAGTTGAGTTCTTTAAGAACGGAATTGAATGATGCTAATAATTCTATACATTCTAAAAATGATGAATTAATTCATTTAAGAAATCAATTAAATTCAGAAAAATCTAAAGTTCAAGAGTCTTAGAATAGATATTCTTCATTAGAATCAGAATATAATAGAGTTATAGAAGAATTAAGATAGTGTAATGGTAGAGTAATTCCTACACCCACTCCACAACCTAAACCTAATCCTCAACCAGAGTAGCCTAATCCTTAGCCTCAACCACCCACCCCAGCACCAAATCCATCAATATCTGAAAACAAATATACCTGGGGAAAATGGATGGTTAATGGCAGTGCTTATTCTTTAAATACAGAAGTACAACCAACTATTGAATAGGCTAAAACAAGGGGGCGTTCTCAAACTATAAATGCAAACACGATAATTCCTATATTTAAATTAACTAATGATAATGGTGTTCTTATTCCTAATTTAGTAAGTATAGATATACCTAAAGTTATAACTTATCCACCTATACAATTTAATCCAATAATGGATATGTGTGCTTTATTAGAAACATATAATGGGGAAGTATTAAATAATAATTCTGATAGTTTGTCTGTAGAAAAATACGGTGTAATACATCATGGTGCTACTCATTATGTAGAAGAACAGAGAGCTCATCCTACTAGAAACATTAACCCTGAAGATGTTACTTTATATGAATTAGTGTTTCATGAACCTACTGGAGAATGGGTAATTATAGGAGTATATAAAAATGGTAAAGATTTATATAAAGTAAAATATGAAGCTTTTGAATATGATTTTTCTTTTAATAATCTTGAAAGCACTACTTTAATTAAAGATACTGAAGAAGAATTAATACAACATCTTTCTGGAGCTACATTAAAGACCAATATACCAATGGTTATTAAACGTTTTTCAGACGCTAATACAGACTATAGATTGTTAATTAGAAAATATGAATTACCATTCAAAGATATGGTAGAACCAAGTAATAAATTTAGTTATATTACATCTAATCAATCTTATGGTGCAATAAATAATAATAATCTAGTAGTATATTCTAAAGAAGAAGCTCATAGAAATGCAGCAAGAATATCTCATGAATAGAATACTAAAATACTTGTAATTCAAAGTGCTAGACAACATTGGTATATAGTAGATGAGTATACTAACGGTCATGGTACTGTACATCCAGAATGGGATTACGTAGAAACAGCAGATTCTACAGATAACTCAAATGATTCAAGTTCTGAACGTCCAAGACCTCATAAACCAAATATACCAAGACCTCATGAAAGTATATCTCATATAACTGTAAATGATAATGATGTTGTAAATTTGGTTTCTGGTGAAACTACAACAGTAAATTATAAAGTTCGTTATTTAGGTAGTGGTCATAGTTCTAATGATATTATAACAATTATATCTAAAGAAGGTATTAATGTATCAATAAATCAAGATAACAGAACTATTACATTTACTACTAACAGTAATCTTGAAAATAAAACAGTTACTTTTGATGTAATGGTAAAGGATAGAGTTGTAGGAACCTTTACTGTAAATGTTACTGCTCATACTTCTACTAATACTAATGATAATCATTATTTAGTACGAATTATAAGTTCTACTACAGTGGAGAATGAAAATATTTGGAGAAATGTAACATTAGAACGAGCTAATGAATTAGTAGCTACTAATAAAACTAATAATAGAATAGTAGAAGTTTATGATACTAATGAAGTAATAGACAATTCTGATGCTGAAAATCCAAAATATGCTTTAATAAGTCAAAATTATAATTATTCATTACCTCATACTGAACCTAGTCCATCTAATTACTTAGTAATTATTTCTGGTGATTCGTATGTAAATAATAATAAAATTATTTTATCTACTTTATCTGAAGCAATACAAAGAGCTAAATCAGAATCTCATTATCATCCTGGTAAAAAAGTATTAATAGCTTCTTTAAATAATTCTTCTGATGGTTTATATGCTTATGAAATAATAAATTCCGTAACTAATGAAATATTAGAACAAGGTTGTCAAACAGTTTATCAATTTATTGATAGAGACGGGCATACATATAATTCTGAAGAAGAAATAAATGTAGCAGCACAAAATATATTTAATTCAGAAACTCCACAAAGAAATAATTCTGTATTAACAGTTAGAGTTGTAAATGAATGTGATGGAATTTAGAATAGTCAAGTTTTATATATTGAAAATCCAAAATATATTGAACCAGAAGGACCTGAAGAACATACTTATAATTTTTATTTTGCTACAAAACCTACTAATCCATTAACTTTGAATTTAGATCATTTAAGTTTTGAAGAGGTAAAGAATAAAGCATTAGACTATTTAAATACTTATAAAATACCTGAAATAAGAATTTACGGATATAGTATCGAAGGTACTCAATATTTAGCAAGTATTATTAAATATACTTTAAAAGAAGAAACAACTCCATATAAACCTATAATTCCTCCAGCTCCTGTAGTTCCTTCAATACCTAATCCAAGATATTATTGGTTATTTAATGAAGACTTAGGTAAGAGAGCTAAATTAGTAAATACTGATATTAAAACTTACCCAGGATATACTTAGAGAAGATTTAATACTTATGAAGATGTGTATGCTACTGTTGACACAATCTTCCAAGCTAATAAGGATATAAAAGTATTATATTTATATAGAGGTAAATCTTTTGATGGTGATTTAACTCATAGAGCTACATTTGTAAATCCTTACTATGTAGATCCTACTCCTCCATCACCAGCTCCAGAACCTGAACCTCCTGTTGATTATGTAATCACTAATAATTACACAGAAGGTACTTTAGGAGTAACTAATATGAAGTATTCTTCTTTGGATGCTGCTATTACAGCTGCTTAGAAATACTTAGAAGATAATAAATTACCAGAAATATGGGTATATGATACTAAGGGCAATCCTATAGTTAAAGTCACATATGTAGTACCCACTCCACCTGTATCTGAAGAGGAAAGAGAAATAAGTTATGCTTATGGTGCTACTCCTTTAGTTTTATTGAAGAGTGATATTGAAAATCAAGATTTAGCAGAAAGAGAAGCATTACTTTATATGCAAGCAAATAATATTGAACGAATGAATATTTATGCTAAGACTAATAAAAATAATGTAGTATTTAAGAAAGAATTAATAAATCCTGATTATAAAGAACCAGTTCCTCCAAAACCAGTAGAGCCTCAACCACAACCCCCTGTTGTACCTGAGAATCCGCATACTGATGAACCTGGTAATAGCACTCCTTCTCAACCTTCAGAACCTTCTAAACCAGTACAACCAGTAATACCAGTGGTTAAACCAGAAAAACCTGCTGAGTTGGATGATATAAATGATGAATGTGAAGATAGGGGACGTCGTAGAACAAATACTCATTTAGGTAGAATAATTGGTGATAATCCCTGTCATTTTGGTAGAAACCATATTATGTCTGTAAATAGACGAAGACCTGGTTCAGAACCTGTAAATTAATTAATATATGAGTTGCATAACATCTTATTCATGTAACTCTTGTACTTCAGAATCAGAATTAATTGATTATCTCAAGAGAGAAGATCTACTTGATGGTAATTTTACTCCTGAAGAAAAAGAGTTAATTAAAAGAAATTTATCTATTGCATCTTAGGGTGGAACTTCTATAGTTCCACCTAAAGATGGGTAGATAAGTGCAGAATTAAAAAAATATATTTTAGATGTTTTACAACGAGCATTAGCAAGAAGTAGACCTAACAAGGAATGCCCTCCAGTAACTCCTTGTCCTCCTGTTACACCATGTCCACCAGTAACTCCCTGCCCACCTCCTAAAATCATAGAAAAAATAATATCTTCTCAATATTACGTATTAGTAATACAAAAAGATTTATCTAATGATTAGGTGGAAATAAATACTAAAATATTTAAAATAGAGACAGATTCAGAAGTATCAGAGTCTGCTTATAATAAATGTACTTATACATGGGAAAGATTAGAAAATGGTCTAAAGGATAATAATACACATCTCCCTAATGCAAGAAAGATAATAATTGCTAAATCAGATTACGAAAAGAAGTCTGTTTAGTATAAAGTTACAATAACATTTATTGGTGATACATTATAATATGAAAATAGTAGTAAAACCTAAAAATCAACCTAATATTGATGTAGTTATTTCTGCTAGTACAATACAATAGCAATATTCTACTACATTAAAGAAATGGTTTCCTGATTATTCTAAATTAATAACTAATAATAATTTTTCAGCTCAAGTTTATGTAAATGGAGAAGTACTTCCTACTAATGGTAATAGTGTGTGGGGTGTAGAATCTCCTACTTTTTATGTAAATGATGTAGCACAGCCTTCTGGGTTTTCTTACAGAATGAATACTAATATTCCAGTTAATACTGAGAAAACTATAAAATTCACTGTAGTAATTAAGGATAAAGCCACTAATGAAACCTATCATGCTGAAAAGTCTATTGTAGTAAATTGTAAAGAAAAATCTGTGGGAGAAAATACATATAATCCAAAATTTGAAGTACCTAGATATGGTAATCTAATTAATATGTTAGATTTACTTTCCACTAATACAACAACTGTACAAGTTAGAACAGTGTTGTTTAGAAATAATAAAGCAGCAAACCATACAGCTAAAGTATACTTAAATGATAATTTAATTACTTCTTTAGTTTCAGGTACTATTAGTAAAAATAACATACAAAGTACTCATGAGTTTAATGTTAGTGCTTTAAAACCAACTAATTAGATTAAGATTGTTTATACTGCTATAGATGATAATGTTGAAATTACTAAATATTATGTTATTCAAGCATACTTCCCACCTTTTGAAGTTGAAACTAGAATAAATAATTTACCAGGTAATGGTGTTGTTACCATAGATAGTAGTAATTTAAATGAAACTGTAAATATAAAACCTGTATTAATATACAAAGGAAAAAATATTAATGTTGATTCTAAGTATTTTACATCCCTTGTTAAAATAGGTAATGATAATCCTTATGATGTAAGTAATCAAGGCAGTTTCCCTGTATCTCTTTCTACTTTAATAAATAAAGAAATTTCATCATCTATAATTCCGAAATCAACATGGACTGCTCAATAATAAATAAAAAACTTTTATTAGAATCAGGATTAATTCCTGATTATCAAATTCCTTGGCAGTATGAATTAAATGACACAGAGTATGTTATTCATCCTATGTCATTACCTTCTTATTATGCTGTTGTAGAATTATATAATTTAGATAAGTATACTGAAGACGAAATAATGGAAAAAATAAATGGGTAAATTAGTAGGCTCGATTACATTAACATCATATAATGAGCAAGTATTTTTAATGGGTGATTTGTATAGTACTGATAAATTTTACTATACTAAAAGAGGTAAATGGGGTGCTTCTAGTGATAGTACCACGGTATATTTACAATTAAGAGATAAAACAGGTACTTTGTTGCCACAATCTTCTTATAAAACTAGTAACACAGTCTGGAAAGTAAATAATCAAACAGTGTCTTCTAGCACTTCTGGTGTTACAGTTGGCACTTTTAATAGCGGTGAAACTACTGTTCCTTCTCTCACTATTAATGGAGGTACTATATTTGGTTCTTAGGATCGTGTATTAGTAGAAGTAACTTGTACAGTTGTAGTATCAGGTGCAGAGTTTACTGTAGTTCGTACTACTGAACTTATGCGTGATACTGCAATTAATGAAAAATTTATTACTACGATTAAAACCACTAATAATGATTATGATATTAGTTCTGAACAAGGAGAACTTACTCTAACTGCTGAAGTGTTTAAAGATGGTGCTCCTGTAACTTTAAATACTTCTGGTGTTTATAAATCACAATGGTTTATAGCTACTTCTGCAGATTTAAGAGACAGTGACCCAGAAGCAAGTGATGATTTAGAAGATGGAGTTCCAGATAAAAATAATGATGGTAATAAAGATGGTTGGGCTGCATTAGTTCAATCAGGTAGTCGTTTTATTGCTGATTCTAATTCATCTCCTGATTATTATACTTCTATTAAAGTTGATAGAAGACTTGTTGAAGGAACTGCTGTATTTAAAGTACGAATTATAGATAGCACTACTGGCACTGTAGTAGATGAAGAAAACGTAACTATTTATGATATTTCAGATCCTTATTTAGTATTAAATGCGTCAGACACACAAGTAAAATCAGAACCTGTAACTATTACTGCTAAATGTAAAAGTAGAAGTGCTAATCCTTTTAATGAGGAGGGCGTACTACCAGTAAAATCTTGGAATATTTTAGCTTATCGTGCTAATTATAATAATGGTAATCAAGTATCTGGTCTGACTACTACTGATGGTATTACAGTATCTGCATCTGATGGGGGTTCTTCTAGAACAGAACAATCAGGTATTAAAGTTACTAAATCTAGTGGTAATATGAATTATTGTACATTTAAAGTTGGTAATGAAGTATTTGGAACAGGTATTAATAAAGTTAACTCTGTAATAGTACAAGTAGACGCACAATTAGCTTAATTATGGGAAAATTATCTAATACAATTACATTAACAAAGAAAGAAGAAATCCAATAGGGGAGTGGCAACACTGCCACTCCCTATAACTGGTTTTCTTTAGTAGATAGTAATGTAGAGTTGTATCCAGCTCTAGAAGATGCTGCTACTAAATAGATAGACCGTGCCAATAGAAGTATAACTTGGACTTTTAATAAGGAAGTTGAAGTAAATATTCCATATGATTATGTTATTAGATTAGCTAGGATAGAGGCTCCTATGGGTAAAACCTATACATTTTCTTGTAGACTAGAATCTCAATTAGATCTATATACTCAAGATACGAAAATATTTATCCAAACTAATGATCGTAATTGGAGAAATACTGAATGGGATTTAAGTTACTATGGTGATACTAAAGTTGATTTAAAAGATCATGGACAATATTTAGTACATCCAAGTGATGAGGATAATAGTAAACATTATAGATTTTTGGACATTAATATTAATAAAAATGCTCGTATTAAAGGACATGTAGGTAAAAAAGTAATTCTAAAAGATATAATGTTTTATGAAGGTACTGGTGATTTAGGCTATATACCTAATCCTAAAGACGTTATTCAAAATAATCTCGATCAAAACCCAGCAGCTACTATTAAACCTACTTTAACAAGAAGAAGAGTAGCGATTAATGGTATGGAATGCTATGAAGGTAAAAGCGGTCCAGAAGGATGGAAAGAAAATGTTTTAGACTTAGTAGTACCTTCAAATTATACTAATTTTACTTTACAAAACCTTCCTATTTTTAAATGTATTAAACCTTATACATTTAAAAATTCAGAAGAAACTAAGTAGTATTATTTAGAATAGAATTTAAGAGAGTATTTTACTTCTATTAATATTAAAGACTTTGATTATATTGATACTGTAGTAGCTAATTATGTTTCTGCTAAATCTATTGATACTAATCAAATAATATTTAAGAAAGGTTAGGATAAATGGGGACAGATAGTTGCTGATCCAAGTGATAATTATTACATGTGGGTTGGTGGAGATAATGCTGAAACAGCGAGATTTAAAATAGATAAACAAGGAAATATTTATTGTAAAAAAATAATTTATATTATGGAAAAAGAACCTAAAAATAATACTACTATAGATAGTGATAAAGTTGTAATAACTTCTAGAAAAGTAATTTCTATTGATGATGAAGTACCTAATGCTATAACCTTTAATATGCCACATTCTTTAGAAACTAGTTATGATGTTGAAATATTATTTGATAATGCTAATTCGGGAATTACTTTTACAAATTTACATGATAATTAGTTAACAATAAATAACGAACCTTATAATAATATAATAGTTGAAGG